ATTGATCTTGACGGCCCTTATTACCCAAAGCCAACGCTTTACCAACGCGTTTGGAATTGCCTGGTTGTGGTGATGCTTGCTGTCGGCGTTGTCGCCTGGTTGTCCGGTTGTTCGACAACCACCACCGGCGGCGCCCAGGATTTGGTTTTGGATAAAAGTATCCAACCAATGTCGCGGAATGAAGTCGTGTCGGCCATTGGCGATTGCCAGGCCAACGGGCTTCGTGCCGTGTTGATGTACGGAAAACGCAAGGTCAATGGTTACACCGCTGACGTTGTGATTGACGTTACTTGCGCCCCTAAATGGTAAAGGAAAAAATCATGGAACAGTCATTCAGCAAAGTCGCCGCGGCCCTGGTCAAAGCGCAAAAAGAATTCGGCCCCGCGCTAAAATCATCCAGCAATCCGCATTTTAAATCGCGTTACGCCGACCTGGCTGCTTGCGTTGAAGCCGTGATCGAAGGCTTGAACAACAACGGCATTGCATTGACGCAACGCGTCAGTTCATACGACAACGGCGTGATTGTGGAAACCGTGTTCATTCACGAATCCGGCGAAGTTATCAACTGCGGCCAACTGCACGTTCCGGCCACCAAACAAGATGCCCAGGGTTACGGCAGCGCGTTGACCTATGCGCGTCGTTATAGCCTCATGGCGGCCTGTGGCATTGCACCGGAAGATGACGACGGCAACGCGGCCAGCAAACGCCCAACAGCGCCAGCAATCCCGACGCCTGACATTACCGACCATTTGGCAGCCATCCAAGCCAGCGCCAACAGCGACGAATTGGCCAAGGCTTACAAAGATGCGTTCGACGCTTGCCAGGGCAACCAGGCATTGCAAGCCAAAGTAATGGCAGCCAAAAAAGAACGCGTGGCCCGTGCCAAAAAGGAACAAGGAAATGCTTGAATTTAAATCACAAACAATGCGTCAAGTTCTTGAAACCATGAATGACATTATGCAAAGGTGGCAAGAATCCAGCGACGAAGAAAAGCAAGACTTAATCAATCCCGATGCGCCAATGATTGTTCAATGCGGCGACTTTGGTTACGAAGTGCAAAGCATTGGTGGCGACGGTGACATTGAAGGGTTTGTGATGATGCTCAAGCCCGAAAAAGTGTGCCAATGGAAAGGCATCGAATTCAAACAATTGAAAGGTAAAAAATGAGTTATACCTCTGAACGCTGGCATTTCCAAGACAACACGCGCTACCAATCGCCTTGGACAACCAACCCTTACAGCATCACCACGCGCAAGCCTGGGGTGCACGGCACAACGATTGCCAATATCCCAAACCGCAAAACAGTGCCCGATGCTGAACAACGAGCCAATGCCATGTTGATGGCTCATGCCCCTGAAATGCTGGCACTCTTACGAACATTTGTTGGCTGGTATTCAAACAAAGAATCAGACAATTTCCACAAAGTTATGCCATTTAAAAATCAGCCGCCTGAAATTCAAACCGCAATGAAGTTGATAGAGAAAACAACAGGAGAAACTTATGTCTGACGAAATCGAACAACGCACCAATGAATGGTTTGCCGCCCGCCTGGGCAAAGTCACCGCCTCCAAAGTGGCAGACGTGATGGCCCGCACAAAATCGGGTTATAGTGCCAGCCGCGAAAACTACATGGCCCAACTGGTGGTCGAACAAATCACCGGCACACGCCAGGAATCGTTTACCAACAGCGCCATGCAATGGGGAACCGACCAGGAACCCTTTGCCCGCGGGGCGTATGAGGCCGCCACCGGCAACATGGTTGAGGAAGTTGGGTTTGTGAACCACCCAACCATTGCAATGGCTGGCGCGTCACCTGACGGCCTGATTGGCGACGACGGATGCGTGGAAATCAAATGCCCCAACACGGCCACCATGATAGAAACGCTGCTGACCGGCGCCGTGCCGCAAAAGTATTTCGCGCAAATGCAATTCCAAATGGTTTGTGCTGGCCGCGCCTGGTGCGATTACGTGGTTTTCGATCCACGGATGCCAGCCAAAGCGCAACTGTTCATTAAACGCGTACCGCGTGACGACGTGTTCGTTGCCGACATGGAAGCGGAAATTATCAAGTTCCTGGCCGAAACCGCGGTCAAGGTCGATCAACTGAAAAAAATCATTGGGGAATAAATCATGGCCAAACTTATCAACGAAATCACCGTAATCACCGGCACGTACAACAATGCCCAGGGCCAACAAAAGAACCGTTACCAGCGCATCGGTTCAATCATTGAAACCAAAAACGGGCCAATGCTCAAAATCGACGTGATTCCGCTGAAGGAAGGCGGTTGGGACGGTTGGGCATACATCAACGAACCACGCGAACGCGACGAACAACCGCAACGTCGCCAGGCGCCCCAGGGTAGCGGGTTTGACGATATGCACGACGACGTTCCCAACTTCTAAGGGGTGGCCATGCAATTGGATTTTTTTGGTGACGCTGACGAATACCTGGCGCAATTGAAAACCAACTGGCGGGCCACCATCGAAGGCGACGGGGGCAATTGCCCCTGTTGCGGGAAGTGGGGCAAGGTAAGCCCCCAGGGCATGAACGAAACACGCGCCTTGGCCCTCCTGTGGCTTTCCCGCGCCCCCGCCGACGACGATGGTTGGGTGGATGTTCCAAAGAACGGCCCGCGGTGGCTGCTGCGTGGCAAAACGCACACAACGTTGCAACATTGGGGATTTGTGGAATCAGGCGGCAAATCGGACGACAGCAAAAAATCGGATGGCGCCTGGCGCGTTACGCCAAAGGGCTTGCACTTTATTTGCGGAACGATTACTGTTTCACGTAAGGCATACATTTACAACAATGTTGTCGAAGGTTGGTCGGACGAATGCGTTTCGTTTAGGGATTGCTTTGGCCGCCATTTTGATTATGCGGAAGTGATGGCCGACAATTTCAACCTGAATGCAATCAAACTTTAAGGAATGCCCACCATGTCACAACCTTTGCCAACAAGGTCGGCATTGTCCGAACCGTGGGTCTGTCCTTTTTGCTACACCACCGGCTGCACCACACCAAGCCAATGCAAAGAATTGGCGCTTCGCAATTATGTCTTGGATGAAGTGGCTGCGGAATTTGACAAAATGACAAGCCTGGGCGACACCGCGGCTTCGTTTGCGGTGTTTGTCAGGAACATGAAACGTTAAGCAAACGGGCGCGTTCCGGCCTTGTCAATAATCAGGGCTTGTTTGCGCGGGCTGGTGTCGTCGGTGTTTGGAATGCTGATATGCGTCCAACGGTCAAATTCACGAATCACCTGGTCAAACGAAATCCCGCTGGCCATGATCTTTCGCACCACTTCGTCGGGCGTCATGCTTGGCACACGGAAGTCGCAAGCGCAACCGGTACGGTGCTGGCTGCTGTCTTTGCTGCCAACTGCGTCATTCACTTTTTTTGTTCGTAGGCCCGATGAAATCATTATGGGCTTACCGTCCAACACCACTTTGACTTGTTCAAGGAAATCAGCCAGGCGCGTCAGGTTGGCCAATTCGGTGTCGTTGGGGCTGTTGTCCCATCCGTTGCGTTCGGCCGTTTCGGATGCGGTCAATTCTTCCAGGGTGAAATGCGGCGTCAGGTTCATTTTTTGGCTTTCATGTCGGCAAGTTTTTCAACGGTGCGGCCTCCAAAATAGGCCAGGAAAATAATTTGGCCCCATTGGCCCAACAACTGCACATAGGATTCCTGGGCGTTGTAGCCAAATGCACTCATCATGGTGAACACAAAATAAGCCACAAAAATGGCAATCAGCGCCATTGGTCGAATGTTTTTTGACAGCCAGGAATCGGAACCCATGTCGGCTTTCCAGCGATCCGACACGTTGTTCATTTCGACTTCAAACAGTTTGGTGTCGTTGGCCATCTTGGCCAGTTCGCCATCTTGGGCCATCTTGGCCAAGTCCAATTGGGCTTTGGCTTTGGCTTCAGGGTCGGGAATCAATTTGTCGATCAACTTACCGCCAACGTTCAACAATGCGTCAAGTGCAAACATTAATCACCCCTTCAAATAAAAACTAAGATTGGCATGACGGGGGTACTGCACAACGCGTTCCCCTTCAGGACATTTGTATTTAATGGTCGCCAGCAAAGTTGCGTTGCCGCTGGCAATTTTTTCTTTTCTCACCATTGTGAGTTGGTATGTGAACGTGTCAATTTCCGGCCCCGCTGGCCCGCTAAACTTGCTGGCGGTGGTGGTTGCCTCATGCACCATTCCAGCCGCGTCACGAATGCTTGGCGTAAAACTTTCAACGGAACAATCATCGCGTTTTTTAATTCGGGCAACCGTTACGTTGATGGGTTTGCTTTCCTCCGCAACAATTTTAAAATGTTCGGGCGCCCATTCCAATATGGCTTTATCAAACCATCCAAATTTATCAGCAAGGGTATAACCGCCACCAAGCGCGGCAACACTTGCGGCAACAGCACTAATTGTTTTTGCAACGTCAATCATTTGTGAAAATAACTAGACATATACCCGACCGCGCTGGATGCAGCCGACACCAGGGCCATGCCAACCCAAAATCCACCGCGCCCCTGGTTGGCCAGGGCGACCAGTTTTTCCAACTGGCCTTCCATCTTGTCCATTTTTTTGTCCATGTCGTCAAACCGGCGTTCGTAGTCTTGAACCTTTTGCCAAAGTACGCCGTATTTCACGGGATCAATTTCTGCTTGTGCCATATCGTTCATTTTTTAATCAAATCTTGAATTGGGACGAAACGCTGTTGCGTGTTTTCAAATGCTTTTTGTTCGGCCTGGGCTTGGGCCTTGGCTCTTTTACCAGCAAAACGTTGGCTCATCAATTCATTTGCGCCCAATGCAGCCGCACCGCCAGCAGTTCCAAGAGTAATCCCGCCAGTTCCAACTTCAGCAATGCCACCGGCCGTTAAGGCTGCGCCTTTTGACATTACTTGTTCGGCGATTTTGGAACCCAACTTTTGTTCCACGTTGATCTTTTGAACGGCTGCGCCTTTGTAACCGGTGTCGGTGGCCAAGATGTGAACGGCATTGTGGTAATCACGTAGATTGGCCATTTCGTCAGGCGTGAACAAACGGTTCATCACCTCACGGTTGTCGTTCATGTATTTGGTCAACTGCCGCGGTGTTTTTTGTTCCGCAACGCGGTTTGCAAACTGCGCTTTGATTTCCGACAATGCGGCGCCAGCCTGGGGCTGCAATTGCGGCGGCACGTTCCGCAACGTGTCAATGACGTGCGTAAATTGTTCGACCGGCATATTGGCAATGTTTTGGGCAATTTTTTCAATATCAACTTTGCGATTGATACCTTTTGGCCCTTCGGCGTCCAAAATATTGGCAATGCCGTTTGGATTGTCCAAAGTGTTTTTGCGAAGTGTCACCAGGTCGCGGGCTTCTTTGTAAAGCGGCGAATTGGTGTCCAAGTTGGCCAACACGTCGTTGTCCACCGCTTCTTTTAACTGGCGGTGAAGGTTGGCGTTTTTGCGATCCCAATTTTCATTTAAGAATTTTCGGAAGTTTTCGGCGGTTTTGGCATTGGTCGGCAATAGGTTGCCGTCTTTGTCAATCATGCCTAATTGCTTCATGCGGGCTTCGGCGATCTTGGCCAAACCAATCGTTTCAGTATTGGCCAAAGTCAAAGATTCGTCAGCCAAAACTTTTTTGATGTTGCTGGCTTCTACCGGAACGTTTTGCGCGATGGCATCGCGGTCAGCATAAATCTTGCGCGTGGCGTTGTCGAAATATGTTTCCAGGTCTTGCAACGGCTTCAGGATGGTGTTGCCGCGTTTATAAACGGTGCTTTCATCCAGGCCAACCGTGCCGCCGGTGTTTTTGACCTGACGTTCGGCAAAATCTGCCAGGCGCTTTTGTTCGTCGGCAAACCGTTCTTTTAGAAAATTTCCTGGCGCGGTATCGGTGTTTGATGTTGCGTAATTGGTAGCGCGTTCTTTGCCTTTGCCTTCGATGGCAGCCAAATCGGCTGAATGATCGGAACCTAACACACGATTCAAAGTTTGTGCGCGGGCATATTGTTCGTCCAACGGCAAACCGCTTTCGGCATATTTGACTTCCGTAAACGGCGCGTCGGGCGTCGTCGGCTTGGCCGTTCCTGACACACCAGGGGCGGTTTGTGTTGGCGCTGGCTGTCCTTGCGTGGCTGCCTGGCGTTCGGCTTGATAACGCTGATCCAATTCGTCCACGTTGCGTTTTAGTTCAACGCCTGGCACTTCCGGCGTTACACCAGGGATAGGCGCTGGCGCTGGTTTTGGCTTAACGTTGGTAGTGCCAGGCGCAATTTTTTCAACAACACCGCCAACAACGCGTTGGACGGGTTCAGGCGTCACCGCTTTAATTGCTTGGCCAGCGTAACCGGCTTCGCGGCCAATGGCTTGGCCAACTGGCGATTTAACTGCGGCTTTAACGGCGCCAGGCACGGCCAGCGTTGCCGTTTGCATCATGTTTTCAACGTCAGCCTTTGGAACACCGGTTTGCTTGGAAATCCAATCGGCGCCTTTTTCCATGTTGGCGCCGA